TTGTCGTACCACCCCACTAAAACTCCAGATCCCCGAGAGATGGCCTCAGCAATCATCTGCGGATTGCCCTCCTGAGTGAACTCCACATCCAGGCCCAGGAACCTAAGCGTGCGGAGCTGCGCATTGACGCTGGTGGTGTCCCCAAATTTGGATAGGTGCCAGATGTACTCGTTATCACTACCGACCAAATGGGCGCTGGCTGCGAGCATGGCGGCGGAGCTGGCGAAACAATCACGCCAGCCGTCGGGGCCGTTGTCGGTCTGCTTGAAATACGGGACATAGACCTCTTCGTCAATCCCAGCAGCACGCCAGGCCTCGAACCACTCGCTGTCTTCCTGTAGAAGCTCAGCAGGCATGGCCTCCTGTAGGGCCGCAACGCCAGCCAGGTGGTAGGGCGAATCATCCCGGAAGTGCTGGAAGAAGGGCAGCAGACTAAGCACGCCCAGAAAAGCTACAGACGGCCTGATGATGGCTGGCCGCAAACGCTCTCGCCAGCTGTATATCCGCCGACGAACACCAGCATTGAGCTGCACAGCAACAGCATGACCGCGCCGCCCGCAACGAACCAACCTGTCAGAGAAAAGACGGACATTTTCATTTTTCAACTCTCGTCTCCGGATACAGGTTCGACCGCACATAGGCGCACACTTGGTCGTCAATGGTGTTGTCAGTCGAAGCGCAATAAGCCTCCAAAAGATCCATGACAAGTTTTTTGACCCCCTCCGATTGCAAGAAACGGAACAGGATTGGGCGGATCAGTAGCAGCATGATTGGGCCTGATCGTTACCCTTAAAGCGTAGCTCTGTTGTGACATGGCAGAAACACCGCAAGCCAAGCCGGAAGAACAGGAAGAGCAAGGCCACTCCTGGCTGGGTGATGTCGTCCGTGTGACAATCCTGCTTTGGTCGATGGGCATCCTCACGGCAAACTATCTGGGCATCTTTTCCCAGTCTGTCGATCCAACTTTCCCGGCCAGTTTGCTGACTGGGACCGCAGCTTCTTACTCGCCAGCTCTTGGCAAACTTGGAAAGAAAAAGAAGGACGACAACGGCGTTATCGTTGATAACAGCAAGTCATCCGCAGGCATCAAATGAAGCGCTCACTTTTGGTATTGGGCATCACATTTGCGGCTGCCTTGCCTGCTCAGGCTGACCTTCAGCACCGTTTGTCCAGCAGCGCCCAGATTGACGTTGGGGCTGCCACTACCCGTGCAGTCAGGCTGGGGAACAGCTTTTCGGTATCTGGGTCTGGTGTGGCCACCTCTGTGACAGCAGGTGGCTCAACAACCAGCAACGCCCTGGGTGGCTTGGGGGCGGCCACTAATGGCGTTAACGCCGTCACCTTACCGGACGTTTTGCAACATACAAGCGGGAATGCTTTCTCATACTCAAACACGGTATTTCAAGGCGACGCTGTGCCGACTTCAGCCCCGACTGTGGGCGAGGTGCCGGCTTTCGCAGATGTGACATCCACGGCGGGCGGCACCGTTGGGTCGGCAGCGGCGACAATAAAAACGAGTGGGGCAGTAACTTTGGCCCCAGGCGGAGCTAACACCAGCGTCACCGGACAGGTGATCTCTGAAATCAATATGCGATGACCAAAGTTCTGTTGATGCTGCTGTTGTTGGCATCTCCAGCAGCCGCCATCCCGGTGGTTCCGTCTTTCAGTACAGGGTTGGTCACCAGTCGGACCGAGTCGAAATCGGTCATAAAGGAGAAGATAATCTCCGAATCGTTCCGCACAGGCTTTGAGTACATGACTGGCGGTCAAAACGTGCAGCCTCAGTCAGGGATTGTGAGTCCACCTGCTACATCTAAGGCCTTGAACTTTTCAAGCCGCACAAA